TTGCATGTGGAACAGTTGCTACTCTCTAACTTCCATGCCCCACATTTAGAACAACGGACAACTGATTTATCAGTCATAGCCTCAATTCTAGCCTTTACGCCTGTATTCTCGCACTTGACACACATAACAACTACATGTTCCTCACCTGCGTCAAAGCCCGCTTTTTCATAGAACAACATGGGTTTGCCACACTTATTACACTTAAATACCCATGTTAGGTCAGACAAACGCCACCCTGCATAAATTATCTACTGTTATCAGATAACCTTTTGTTGAATACTCTGGGCGATTCATTTCTTTGAATATGCCATAGGTTTTTATAGCTAGTTTTATCTTGTCTGTGGGAACTGTTATTAATATGTCCTCAAGGATAAATGACCAATGAGTTGCCTTGCTGACTGTAATCCCTGACCAATACCATTCTTGTCTGACATCTGACCAACAGTCGGTTTCAATGTAAAGATTGCCTGTGTCTTTCCAGCGTCTATCACGCTTTACCTCAACTGTTTCAATTGGTGCGGTCAAAAGGGCGTTGGCTGCAACTTCACCCTCTTGACCAAACCTCAAGTCCAAATCCCAATCGGACTTATTATCCATGATGATTTAACTCAATGTGGTTAATGCAGCCACAGGCTACGCATTTTTTAATCCCATCAACCGTCATTAACCTTGGGTCATTACACATTTCACAACACTCAGACATTGGCACAACATCTAAAACAACTCCATTATCTGTGAAAATTGCTTTCATGCCAGTTGCGTCAATCATCTCCATGTCACCCATTGTTTTCACCGTCAAAGAACCAACGCCCATTTGCAGATAACTTAGCCCAAACAGCATGTTCTTTTACATTGCCCTTGCAAACATAACCGTAGTAAGTTTTTCCGCCTCGCGTTATTCCAGTCTTTAAAGTATGACCATGTTCGCACTCAGGTGGTGGATTCGGTGTTGTAGTGCCAATTGCGTCAACAACTTCACCAACAGACCAAACAACAGGTGTGGACTCTACTTTGTCAGCTGCAAAACTATCTCGCAGGACAGTTTCAATTTGTGCTGACTTGCTTCCAGCAGCCCCATACATGTTCTGTCTTTGTTCTAGCTTCTCTTTAAAAGTCGGTGTTGCGTTATCCGCTGCAACGACTTTAGCCATTTCGCTTTGACTTGGGCGTTTGCCTTTAGCTGCGTATCCAGCGTTAGCGAGGCTGCGTCCAAGCGCACTTGTTTCACAAACCTCCAGAGCTGAAGTTGAATTGATACCTCTGTCAGTAACCACTTCATAGGCAAGACCAGTTGCCCAAGGATTTGCGTCCAACTCCGTACGATATATTGAAGCGCGTACAATGAACCTCGTAGGACTAGACTCCAAAAGCTCAGTAAAAACACGAAAGTCAGGATACTCACTAATAAATTTTCCAAGACGCACCTCTACCGTTTCATAATCGTTAATGTTAAATGCCATCTGATTCACCCCTCATTTCTCTAACGATTTGGTGGTAAATAATTCCGTATCCAAGCAAATCTCGGAGTGAGTCGTCATGGTTACTTGTTTGACTAAGGCGTGCGACTTTGACGAGCAGCATTGCCATTGCGACCTGTTCAGGCGAAATGTAAGTGTCCAAATAGCCTGACCAGAGTTCGCTAATTCGTCGGTGATTTTCTTTCGCATTTCCGTAAATATTGCCTCTGTCTGTGAGTATGAGTTGGACTTCATCAAGAATTTCCTCAGTTCTTTTCATAGTCAAACACCTCGTCTGATTTTTTCTGTATGTTGGTTAATCGTCTATGAGATTCCCAACCTATTGCCCGACCTCTCCAATATCCTTTATTGTAAGATTCAAGCTTTAATAAATGCAAAGCATAAGCAATTAACCCAGTAGCAATCATGAACCACAAAACTGTTAGCCCGTTAATTTCCATTAGTTAGTCCAAGAGCTTGCATAGTCGGTTGTAAAGCAATACATCTCAACCGCGCTGTCATAAGCAATTGAACAGCTGTGACCTACTTGGTCAAGGAAATGTGTAGCAAGTACAAGTGCGGCGTAACTTTCACACCAAAAAATATACTCATGCTTGTAGTTCATTTCTTGGTCAAACCGATAATCCTGCACTTCCCAGTTTTGACCCTTAAATTCCATTTGGCTTTCAGTCAATCTTTCAAAATCCAATGGATTCAATTTAACATTAGCTAGATTAGCCGCATGTTTTATTTTCATTTAAAGCCTTTCCGTTAAATCAAGTTCCGTTAACTTGATAGGAAAAGCATGAGGCTTGGGGCTGACATTTACAAGTCATGTCATGCTCGTGTTGTATAACGCTTTTGTTACAAAAGACCTGACTCGTCTATGGCGTCAATCTGTTCATCAATGCCTTTAGGTTCGTAATCTGTCTGCCTACCCATACAACTTGCCTTCAAATATAAATGTGCCGTTGTTGATTGGGATAGGAATTACTTGCACTTTACGCTCTTTTACATAGGCAACCGCAAATCCTTGCTGCCAATTGGCATAACCCCTTGTGTACGCCATACCGCTTGAAGCAAGGTCAACTAAATTTCCGACCTCTAATCCCCATACAGTACGCCCTAATTGACCTCTGGAAGCCTCTGTGAAGGCTGCTAACCCTAGTCTGTGAGTGTGTCCACAGACCACGCTCTTTCCTAGCCTTCTTGCCCCGTTTAAGGCTGTTTGTCCACCAACTTGGCTAAGAGGGAAAGCGTCCCCATGAACTGCCGTCCAACCACTTGCCCAGTCAAGTCCATGTGGGTGAAAGTTGATACCGAGTTTGTCATATCCCATAAAACGCTCATACTGCATTTCTGGTAAGTTAAGGAAACTTGGGAGTCTTTTTTTGATTGACCTGTAAAGTCTGATTCCATGGTTGCTACCTACAACATCTGTTACACCAAGGTACTGAAGTACATCTTGGGTAAGGTTTCTATCATCATCTAAGTTTCCAACCATCTCATCAATAGTTCCTGCATTAAAACCACCAAGCTGAGGAAGGTCAATCTCATCACCAATTTGAATTGTTTGGTGAGGCTTCCATTTGGCTAAAAACTTACCTACTACCTTCACGCTCTTTTCATCAAAGAACGGTGACTGTAAATCGCTGATAAAAGCGACTTTCTTAATTATTCGTCGTCCTCGTCGTCGGTTGGGTCAATGCGAGGAATTAAAGAATCGGGTTTATCGTTGCTTATCCAATCAGGGAGTGCATTATTTTCCTGCATAAAAAACCACGCTACTTCATTGCTAAATCCAGCCTTTTTTGCTGCCTTGTAAATCTCATGTTTTGTAATCATAAAAACATCAAGCTTAGACAATGGCTCAGGTGACCTACGAACTACGCGCCTGTTAATCTTTTTGCGTTTGCGTGTGTTTGCCATGGCTTTATTTTACTTCCTAGTTATGACAATAAACAGTTCATCTAATCTTTGTTCAAGGCGTGTCACTTGGTCTTTTAAACTCGTTCCTGAATTCGGACGCAGCTCATTAAGCCAACCTTTGACTAGCCAGCGCATACCAGCTAGTACGCCAATCAATGTTGTGGTGATTCCAGCTGCAAAGCCAGCCCACTCAAGGGCTGACATTACTCTTTACTGCCTATGCCAAATGCGGTATCTGAAGGAGATAAAGCTCTTAACAGAGGTGCTGCAAAAGCAACTAAAAATGCCTTCCAAATATCATCAAATGAACCTGAAGGATTTGTTACATATACGGTTGCCAAACAAACAAATGCGCTGCGTGCGTATGAGTTTATTACAGCTAGTGTCTTGTTATTCATCTTTACCCCCTAGTAGTGGTATGTTAAAAAACTCTGAGTTTAAATCTTGGTTGGTACGAAAACTGCAATGAATATGGTGGTCATGAGGTGAAAAGCCTCTGTACTTTCTCCACTTGTAATTCAATATTGGAGAAGCAATCATGCCTTTATGTATTACATAAGATATGCGTCCGTAATCCTTAGCGTAGAGTCTAAGCTGATTTGCCAAATAGACTGAATCCCCTTTGTTGTCAGAAAGGCGAGCGTCAATGTCAATTGCTCGCACGACAAATTTGGATTTAGCGTCGGGTATGTGGTCGCTTTTACCTGCTGATTGATGGCGCAAATCAGCAATCCACCCATCACTCCCACGAAGGCGACTTGGGTATGAATCATCTATTTGCTCTCTTAGCTTTGCAGCCGCCTTTGACAACCAAGGTTTCATTACAAACCTAAAGCGGTCAAATCCTCAACAGTTAAACCAAGGGCAGCAAGTTTCGCCTGTGCTGCTGCTTTAGCGGTTGCCTTTGCTTCGGCTTCGGCTTCTTTTGCTTCAAATTGGGCTTGGTCTATTTTATATTGAGCAAACTCAGCAGCGTTCATTTCTCTATCTATAACCTCATTTGTTTCTGCATTGTGTATTCTAATCATTGGTTTGCTCATTATTTCACTCCGTATAATGTATAAGTTCCTGCTGAAAAAGTTCCCGTATTAGGAGCAATCGTAATATCCGTTATTGCTGCCGTTGCTTCTACTGATGCAATTACAAAAGAAACTCTTCCTAAAGGTGAGGTCTGTTCCCCTTGAGCCATTGATTGAATAATTTTGTTTGTAGTTGTATCAGCATAATCGTAAATGTTAATTATTGCGGTGCTATCTGTGGCACTTGTTGATTGTCCTGAACCATAAAGTAAAACACCAGTCACCGCTTGCTCATAAAGCGAAGAAAGAGCTGCTCCGTCTGCGCCACTATATAAATACATTTGATTGTAATCAGTAATTGCATTGCAAGTAATTTTAAAATTAGTTCCTGTTGTAGAAGAAAAATCTCTCAACACTAATTGCAAATTGTTGTAAGTTCCCACAATTGTTGAAATAACAACAGATGAACCAGTCAAAGAACCGCTTGCAATAGAAGTCATTCCACCACCACCAGCAGCAGCAGCCCATTTTAATCCAGTTGCTTCAGCACTA